AGTTCAAGAGTTCCATTCCAGAAACTAATCAAGAAAGGAGTGACACTTTCAGTTCTAGTAGCAAATGATTGAGTAATATATTCAACCTCAGAGTAATCTAAAGATACAACATCATTTTGTTTTCTTACATTATTACCCTCAATAGCGGCAAAATTAACATCATCTGATGTATTAGTATCAACCACTGGTCCGAAGATCATATCTACGGAGTTTGTATAATGTCTGGGTCTTAACTCATTAAATTTTCTATCGATGGCATTATTAATATCAATAGTGTCTTCTTGTGCTGAGAAGTCGTTAAAATTATCAACAAAGAATCCAGACTTAAATCTGTTTAACCCTTCTGCATCAGGAATAAAGAAGTTTGCAGTTTCTTTTTCAAGTAGAGATAGAGTTGTATAATATTCAAGACTCTTGATTCTGTCCTCAAGTTTCTTGATATCTTTCATTTGATATCTCTTATAATCTAAAAATGCAAGTTTTGCTTCATCCGGTCTGTAAAGATATGGTGGTAATGTTACTGTACAAAGTTCAATAGCATCATTAATTGGTTCTGGTCTTTGAGGACTATCTGATGGGGTTCCGTAAATAATTTGAAAACGACCGTCTTTAGACAAATATACCCTATCAATTCTTCCCTGATAATACGAATAATCCACAATCATTGCTTCATCAGATGCCAAAATATTTGCAGCAGTCTGCCCAGAGGTTTCAAAAGATCTTCCAAAGAATTCAAGGGGTGATCTCACATCAGTGGTCACTGTATATTCAGCAACTCTTGGTCGAATATCGATAATATCAGAGTTTCTATGAATATCAATGCTTTTAATTTCATTAGCATAATCAAAATTATTATAAGAATTGACTGTTACAACGTCACCAGTGTCAGTAGTGTCAAAGAATGCGCTAGAAAAATATATTTTTAGTTGTTTTGCTGGAGATGATTTTCCTTTTTTTCTTTTAAGGCGACCATGATCATAGAAAGTTTTCTCTTGACCAGTTCTAAAAGTGTAGTTTTGAGAAATATTAAAACTTGGAGAACCTATACTGGATATTACAGCACCAATATTCGACTCCTGTGCTTCTATAATTTCACCCTCAATAAAAATAGTTTCAGTTTTGCTAATAAAAGTAATTGTAGAGTCGTTAAGTTTTTCAGCTACTATGGCTATTGCGCCACTTGTTTGACCTATAATTTGTTCACCAATCAACAGTTCTGTTGTAGTGGTTGATGCACTATTAATTGACTGTAAAGTCATGTTTGGAGCAGAAGCTGCAGAGGTATCTGCAGATTCATAAATTCCATGAATTTCAATAATATCTGGGTGATTTAAAGATATAATTTCATCTTCAACTCTAGTTCCAAATGGGAAATTTCCATGAGTAAGTCCATTATTAAGCGTAGTTGATCCAATACCAGATCCTGCCAATTTAGAATTATCAACAATAATAGAATTAACTCTATTTTTAATTTTAACTTTTGCCTTTGGATTTGTTTTGTTTAAAGTAGCAATTAAAGTTGATCCGGTGTCATCTGTGCCTAAATTGCGTATTTGTAAAGTTCTACCATCAGCACCGATGTCAAACTTATCTGCAGTAAGAACCTCTGTTGATCCATTAGATCTTGTTAATAAATACCTTTCTTCATCAAATTGCAAGAATGTTTCATTATCTTCTGCTACCACCTGCACAGAAAGTTGATTGTTTGCAATATCAACACTAAAAGTTTTTCTAATTACTAATGTCGCCTCTGAAATATCAACATTAGATATATTTGGTTTTGCTAATGGTGTATAAAGTGAAGTATCAGAGACAGAAGCAAGGTCTGTCTTAAGAACTTTTAAATCTGTAACTTCTAAAGTTGCTGCTGGTAAAAATGCACTAGCAACACCAACAACATCCTCGACTGCAGCTACAGTAATAGTTGTTATTGCAACACCTACAACTCTTGCAAAAATTGGATCTTTTCTTAATCCTGCCGTAGTATCAGAATATTCAATCAGATCATTTTCTTTAACAATAGTTCCAGGGAAAGCAGCATTTTTAGCAGTAATCGTGCTAATACCACCAGACAGAGCACTGACAGTTGCAATACCAACATTAAATTTAGTGGATTGAATTACATCAGCACTAAATGTATTAATACCAACATCTGAGGAAGATCCTTCATATCCCTCCATTCCAAAAACAGACTTCACATCAGAGATACCATGCTCAGTAATGGCAACGGCAATTCTACCATTTTCAATACCATTAAATATTAATTTTTCAAAAGGAATAAAAGATCCCTCAGTTTCATACACGGTAACTGCAGTCCCAGCAGAAACTGCATGCCTTAAGAATCCAGTTGCGCCACTATTGGCACCTTTTACAAATGTAGGAATGGAAAGTGTTGTTGGTTGATTTACAGCAATATCTACATTAGTTTGTACATCATATAATGCAAGATTCCATTCATTAACATCTCCATTTGCTGCATCATATGATCCAGATTCTAACTTAAAGTCATAAACTCTAGCAACTCCAATTTCATTATTACCATCTGCATTCATTTCTTCTTGGTTTTCACCAACTCTTTTATCTCTAAGACTTACAATATAAGTTCCAAATCCAACTTTTGGTGATCTGAATACTCTGTTTATCTTTAATGTTGGACCAGTATTATATGCAATATTTTGACTTTCAATAGTTTTAGTTGTTCTTCGTTTATCTACATCAAGATACTTTGCATTTAAAGTTTCAATCTCATATCCTTTAACATATGCTTTTCCTGGTGCAATTTTATAAAGTGCTAAATCGTTTGTTGGAGTTGTTCCACTAGGAGTGAATTGTCCCGTTTCAAAGATACCGCCATTTCCAAGTCCATTATTCAAAGAGTTGACTACAGTAATGTCAAACGGTTTAACGAAATAATGTCCTGATTCATCAAAAGTTCTTCTTGCAAGAACATCATTGAGATCATTGTAAAAAATTCCATCAAAACTACTACCTTTTTTGGATGCAGTTTGAAGAACACCATTGATTACTGTTGCAAGTAAAATAAAATTATCATCATTTAAATCATTAAGTGGTTTTTTAAATAAACTCGTAGATATTCTTAGTCTGTCGGCACCGGGTGCGGCGTAGTTATTAAAACCTTGAGAATTGTCGTTTAGAGTTTCATCTAAATCAGCGTTTACTATCTCTTCACTAATAAACAGACCAATTCTATAACTTGGAGTTGTACCATATTGATCAAGAAGAAGATTTTCTTTTGCAACATTTACAAAATTTCCACGTATAAAATAGATGCCATTTTCTATTTGAAAAGAAGATCCAGTTGTAGATGCATTATTAGCTAATGTAGATGCTAATGGAGATCCTACGGAAATAGTAGTATTTCCAAGTAATCCAGAAGTTACCACTTCATTACATGTTAAAAGTTCCCCATCAAAAAATGTTTGGGTAGAATTATTTCCAGAACTGGAAGTAAGATAGTTAATATAAAGTGTTAAGTTACCTCTCTCAGAGTCTTCAGGTAATAAAACACTATCAACAAAAGCAGTTACTCCAGAGGTTTGCCCTGTAATTTTTGTACCAACCAACTGATCAACGTAAGCTGATACCGGAACCCCTTGATAGGTATTTTCTAATTGGACACAATAATATATTTGACTATACCCAATATTTCCAGGTATTACTTTTGCTCCCTCTTTAAAAAAATGCTGCCCAAATTTTTCAATTTGATTTTGCAGTATAGATTGAAGAGTTGTTAGTTCTCTTGCCTGAACTGGATATCCTGGTTTAAATAATACTTTGTGATAATCATTATCTGCATCAAAATCATCAAAGTATGGTGCTACGTTGAGGTTAGTTTGTTGAGGCATAATTCTTTAGAACTGCAAAATAACTTTTATGTCTTCCTTTTGACTCGCTGACCGAGTTATGGCTGGTCTATTATCAACGTAAATGATGTTACCTGAATGCTGTTTAACCTCAGGGTTAGAAATACCACTCGTAAAAGTTTGACCAAGATAGTATGTACGATTATTTATTACAGTGGATATACCTGTAAAGTTGCTGTCGATAGTTAAATCCTGTCCAGTTGAAGGTACAATTGTCAACGCCCCACCTGTTCCTGGAGATGAAGTAAACTCTGTTAAATCAAATCCATATTGTGGTTGAGTTTGTGCCGTTCCAACTGTGTTAAATCCAGCAACAGATCTATCCTGCCAGTATTTTAATACCCCAGTATTTTGATCATAATTAACAACCCTAGCAACAGCAGTTGTTCCTGTTGATACTGTTTGCGTGAAATATGCATCAGCAGTGAATGTTGCTGTACTATATCCAGTTCCAACAAGTTTCAAAGCACCTAAAGCACTCGCTTTATCTGCTGAAAGAAGTGTCGTCGATCCAAACTGCTGAGGATTTTCTACAACACCAA